CTGCGGTCCTCGCATGGCTGCACGCTATTGCGCCGAGCCTGTACGCGTTCTGCCTTTCCGTGACTATCGCCGTGCTGCGAGTCGTGTACGGGGGCGGAACTAAGCGGCAGATGGTGCTCGAGGGCGCCCTGTGTGGATTCGCCACGCTGACCCTGGTCCCGCTGCTCGAGTACTTCGGCCTCCCGCAGAGCATGGCTACGTTCGTCGGCGGTACCTGCGGATTTTTAGGGACGGAAAAGCTGAGAGATATGGCCGACAAAGTTATGGCCAAGAAGGGATATTGATTAAGCGAAGCGCTATAATGACGAAGCCCGGAGTGCGCTAACACTTCCGGGCTTCTAATCACTACCTGATCGGTCGAGGATCACGGCAATGACTGACGCGAGTCTATCAGCGTTTCTGCACATATTCACCCGCAAGCAGGCCATTTCGAATGGCTTCAGGCATTACTTCACTGGCAAGCCATGCAAGCGCGGGCATTACTCGCTTCGAACGACCAATGGTAAGTGCCTTGCGTGTGAGCCGGTGCATGCGCCAAGCAAGGAGCGCAGGGCTGCTCAAAAAGCGCGCTACTACCAGAGGCATAAAGATCGCCTACTTGAGCAGCAGCGGACCAAATATCAGGCGAGCAGCGAAGCAAAAAAGGCGTCATCAAATAGGTGGCGGCTGGCTAACCCTGAAAGAAAGCGTGAGGCGAACAAGGCCCATTACTTGGCGAACAAAGAGCGCTATCGGAAGCGTGGGGCAGAATGGGCCGAGAACAACCAAGAGCGCATGCGCGAAGCTGCCAAGAAGTGGCGTCAAGAGAATGCAGAAAGGGTTAGGGCATCGAAGCGCAACAGGAAGGCTTTGCTCCGCAAAGCGGAGGGGTTCCACACCGAAGCTGATATCCAAAGGCTTCTGGTGCTGCAAAGGTTCAAGTGCTCGCACTGCTTACGATCTATTAAGAAAGAACGGCATGTTGACCACGTTATCCCGATTGCGCTTGGTGGCAGCAACTGGCCAGACAACCTCCAGCTTCTATGTCCTCACTGCAATATGAGCAAAGGCGCAAAGGATCCATATGAGTGGAAGCAAGAGAGCGGAATGCTCCTGTAGAACCGAAAAGCTCCGTGAGCTGGCTGTACGGTTCGGCGAGAAGAAGGCCGGCGCATGAAACGCCTCCACGCCATCCTCCTCATCACCTGGCTAGGCATCTGCATCGCCTGCCTCTGTGCAGGGGAAATGGGGAGAGCGGCTAGACGGTGGTGGAGGAAGAGGCATGATCACCATTACGTCTCCAGACGCAAAGCTCGCTCAAGAGCAGCTTGAGAAGTACGCCAAGCAGATCCCGTTCGCTACTGCGCTGACCCTTACCAATGTGGCCAAGCTGGTACAGAAGGGCGAAGTCTCCGTAATGGAGAAACGATTTGATCGCCCGACCAAGACCACGCTCAACAGCGTATTCGTCAAGCCCGCGCTAAAGACAAGGCTGCAGGCAAAGGTGTGGCTCAAGGACTCGTATGGCTCCGGCATCCCTGCCGACAAGTATCTCCAGGCTCAGGTGTACGGAGGCACACGCTCACGCAAGCGCTTCGAGAAGGCGCTGATACGTAGAGGTCTGATGCGCCCTGATCAGTACGCCATGCCCAACAAGGCGTTCTTCGACCAGTACGGGAACATCAAAGGCCAGCTGGCCATGAAGATCCTGTCAGGCCTAGGAGCTGCAGAGTCGACCGCTGGATCACAGCACAACGCCACCAACAGCAAGCGCAGTAGAAGGAAAGGCAACGCTGACCGTTACTTCGTAGGCGAGGTGGACGGTGAGGCTGGTGTGTGGGAGCGCAAGAAGATCGGAAGGGAGATAGGCGTAAGGCCTGTGTTCATCTTCACCGATGCAGCGCCCAGGTACAGGGTGCGAGTCCCGTTCTTCAAGATCGCAGACAACATCATCAAGGCGCGCTTCGATGAGGAGTTTGCCAAGGCATTTGAGAAGGCGATCGCGACGGCGAGGTAATGCGGGTAATTCGAGGTTTCGCTATACTGGACATGCACCCAGCATGGCGAACTGCCTATGAAAACCTGCACAAAGTGCCGCATTGATAAGCCAGCAACTACCGAGTTCTTCCGCTACCTGAGGAAGGACGAGCGGTTGCTCGGATCGTGCTTGGAGTGCGAGAGGGCAGCAGCCAGGGTCAGAACAGGCGCCCGCAGGCTGGCCGATCCCCAGGCAAACCGTGATGCGGTTCGGGCTTGGAAGCAGCGGAAGCCAGAAGCTAAGAGAGAGCAGGATAGAAGGCTTAGGGCTAAGGGAACTTGGCGAGAAGGCCTAAGCAAAGAGCAGGTCGCCGCAACCTTGGCTCACATGCGCAACCAAGCCGCAGCGCGCAAGTCTTTGATCGGCGTGTTGCGTCAGCATGTAGAGAGAATGCAGAAGGGCCCAGAGTTCTGCTGGATATGGAACAAGCCAGGAGAGTCTAGCGGCTGGCGCTTCAAGACAAGGTATCGACTTGATCCCGAGTTCGCTATACGGCAGCGCCTTAAGACAAGAGCTAGGCGACTGATAAGGCAAGACAAGGTTGGTGACTGGGTGCGCTCTGCAATATGCCGCGGGGGAAGATCACCGAAGGCCGAGGCCATGCTTGGCTATCCGCTATCAGAACTGGTTGCTCATCTCGAGCGCCAATTCACCAAGGGCATGACATGGGATGCGTTCCGTAATGGTGGCATCCACATCGACCACATCATTCCGCTGTCGTCGTTTGACCTGACCGACGAGGCAGAGTGGAAGGCAGCGTGGTCGCTGACGAACCTGCGTCCACTGTGGGCTGCTGAGAACATCCGCAAGAGCAATCGTGTCCTGCACCTAGTCTGACGGGCATAAAAGGTACTGGCCATAGGCCGCCACCGCATTGCGGGTAATTCGCGCCCCGCTTTTTCGCTATTCACGAGCATTTTCCAAACCAAGGTTGTTGTTTAGTCATGGCCACTACGACCCCACAGAAACAGCGGGGCTGGCTGAACAAGAGCGAGATGGCTGCCAGCCTCGGCATTTCCGTCCAAGCCTTTGACAAGTGGGGCGTTCAGCCCGTTGAGCGGATTGGCCGGGAGGCGTTCTACACGGCTCAGTCCGTTGTCGAGAACCGCGTTGCTCTCAATTCGCAGAAACACCAACCTGGCTACGACGAAGACGGCGTTGATCCGCTGGCAGAGCAGAAGCTGCTGCAGGAGCGCCTTCGCCTGACTTCAGCCCAGGCCGACGCGCAGGAAAAGAAGAACCAGATCAACGATCGCCGGCTCGTCCCGGTCGACTTTGCCGTGTTCGCACTGGCCAAAATCGCTTCGCAGATCGGGTCTACCCTGGACACGGTTCCGCTGAAGTTGCGCCGCCGTCATCCTGATCTGGATGTTCGGCATGTTGAATCCCTACAACGCGAGATCGCGCTAGCCCGGAACACCGCGGCCGAGCTTGGCGATCTGCTGCCCGAGCTACTAGATGAATATGTCGAGTCCATGGCTGATTGACCTGACAAAGGCCGTCAAGCTTGGACTCCAATCGCTGTACAAAGAACCTCCACTGACCGCTTCCGAGTGGGCAGACAAGCATTTCTACCTGAGTTCGGAATCGAGCTACCAGGAAGGCAGATGGGAAACCGCGCCGTTTCAGGTCGCCATCCTGAACTCCATGGGCAATGACCTGATCCGCGAAGTGAACGTGGTCAAGTCGGCCCGGGTCGGTTACACCAAGATGCTGATGGCGAACATCGGCTACAAGATCCAGCACAAGCGCCGCAACGTCCTGAGCTACACGCCGACGGACGCTGACTCCGACGAGCTGATGAAGCGTCACGTCGAGTCGATGATTCGTGACGTGCCGGCGCTGCTGGCTCTGGCGCCGTGGTACGGCAAGAAGCACCGCGACAACACCACTGACGCCAAGGTCTTCAGCAACAAGAAGGTCATTTGGTGTCTCGGTGGCAAGGCGGCTCGCAACTACCGCGAGAAGTCGCCGGATGAAGTCATCTATGACGAGCTGTCCAAGTTCGATGGTGACATCGAGGGCGAGGGCTCGCCGACCTTCCTCGGCGACAAGCGTCTCGAAGGTGCCACCTTCAAGAAGTCGATTCGCGGCTCGACGCCAGGCATCGCCGGCGAGTGCCAGATCACGAAGGCCGCCGAAGAGGCGTCCCGCAAGATGCGCTTCCACATCCCTTGCCCCTGCTGCGGCAAGGAACAGGTGCTGAAGTGGGGCGGCCCCGACACTGGGTTCGGCATCAAGTACACCAAGAACGAAGTCGGAGAGGCTGAGCGCGCTTGGTACGTGTGCGAGCACAACGGCTGCGAGTTCGAATATCACCAAGCGGTCGAGGCGGCCAAAGAAGCCCGGTGGATCTGTGAGAAGACGGGTATCTGGACGCGCGACGCAATTGACTGGTTCGGGGCTGACGATCAGCCAGCCCTGACCCCGAAAAGCGTGGCCTGGTACATCTGGACGGCCTACAGCACGTTCACGACCTGGCTCGACATCGTCAGCGACTGGCTGAAGATCGGCAGCGACCGCGACAAGCTCAAAACCTTCGTAAACACCACCCTGGGCGAAACATGGGAGGAGGACGAAGGCGAGAAGGTCGAATGGGAACACCTGTACGCGCGCCGCGAGGTGTGGGAAGTGCTGCCCGAGCGCGCCGTGATCCTCGTCGGCTTCATCGACACCCAGGATGACCGCTACGAAGGCCGCGTGTGGGCTTACGGGCCTGGCGAGGAATCCTGGCTGGTTGACCGCTGGATACTCAACGGTGACCCCGCCAGCGAAGAGCTACGCCGCAAGGTTGGGCTCCGGCTTCATGACACCTACCGGCGCGCCGACGGCAACGTCCTCCGCGTCGCGCTGTGGGGCTGGGACTCTGGCGGCCACTACACCGACGAGGTGTACGCCGAAAGCCGCAAGCACGGAATCATGTGGGTCATCCCGACCAAGGGGCACAGCATCTACGGCAAGCCGATTGCGGACTTCCCGAAGACGAAACACAAGTCAGGCACGTACCTGACCATGATCGGCACCGATAACGCCAAGGAAACGATCTACAGCCGCCTGCGCATACAGCCGCAGCCAGGCGCCGCGGTTCCTGGCTGTATCCACCTGCCGGCCAACGACGAAATCTGCGACGAGGACGAGCTGAAGCAGCTCACAGCCGAGCGCAAGGTGATGAAAGTCGTCAAGGGTAAGCGAATGCACATGTGGGACGCGAAAGGCCGGCGCAACGAAGCGCTGGACTGCTGCGTCGGCGCCCTGGCCATGCTTCGCGTGGCTCAACAGCGCTTCGGCGTCGATCTATCCATAACCCATCAGCCAACCCAGCGGGCCAGACCGACGCGCGGGGTTCGCAGCACAGTCAACTGAGGCCCAACATGACCGAAGCCGAAAAACGGCTCGCAGAAGTGCGGGCCGCGATCAGCCGCATCCTGAACAACGGCCAAATGGTTCGAAAGGGTGACCGCTCGGTGCAGTACGCCGAACTGTCAGCCCTGCAGAAGCAGGAAGCCCAGCTGCAGCAGCAAATCAACGCCGCCAAGCGCGGGCGCAACCGAATCTCCTACATGAGCATCTGACCATGGGCCTTTTCACGAAATCGCCCGAAGAGAAGCTGCTTGCGCAGGCGGTCAAGCTGGCGACCCAGCAGGGCAAGGCAATGGCGCAGGGTGGCGGCGGTGGCGTGGAAACGCGCTGGCGTGGCGCCTCCCGCGTGCTGCGCAGCATGTCGAGCTGGATCCCGGCCTTGGGCAGTCCGCGCCGCGACCTGTCTGCACCGGAGCGCAAGACGCTGGTTGCCCGTTCGCGCGATGCGATGCGCAACCATCTGATTGCCCGCGCCGCCGTGGTGCGCAACCGGACCAGCGTTGTCGGAACCGGCCTAATCTGCCGGCCGCAGGTCGATTGGGAAGCGCTGGGCATCACCGAAGAGGCTGGCGAGCAACTGAATGCCGCGCTTGAGCGTGAGTGGACTCTGTACGCCGAAAACCCGCTGGAGTGCGACGCCGAGGCGACGCTGAACCACTACCAGCTGCAGGCGCTGGCCCTGGTGTCTGCGCTGACTGGCGGCGATTGCTTCGCGACCACGCCAGACATTGATCGGCCTGGCACCGTCTACAGCACTCGCCTGCAACTGATCGAAACCGACCGGGTAACCAACCCGAACAACAGTCCCGACACCGCGACGATGATCGAAGGCGTCGAGATCGATGAATACGGCGCCCCGGTAGCCTTCCACATCTGCAACGGCTATCCGAACGACCCGACGCCAGGGCAGCGGCTTGAGTGGACGCGCGTTGAAGCCTTCGGGGCGCAGACCGGCCGCCGCCGCGTGCTGCAAATCTGGTGCGACAAGGATCGCCCCGGTCTGAAGCGCGGCGCGCCGTACCTGGCGCCCGTGCTCGAGCCTCTGCAGAAGCTGGAGCGCTACGCCAGCGCCGAACTGATGGCGGCGATCATCTCCGCGATGTTCACCGTGTTCCTGAAGAAGGGCGAGGCGTTCGACAACAGTGGCCTTGGCCTATCAGCGCTCACCGATGGTGAAAGCACGGCGATCGACCAGCCGCCTGTCCAGTTGGGTGAGGGCGCTGTCGTGGACCTGGCGCCCGGCGAAGAGCCGATGATCGCCAACCCAGCCCGGCCGAATGCGCAGTTTGACCCGTTCTTCACCAGCGTCGTGAAAGAGATCGGCGCCGCGCTGGAGCTGCCCATGGAAGAGCTGATGCTCTACTACAGCAGCTCCTACAGCGCAGCCCGTGCCGCCATGCTCCAAGCCTGGCGCGCCTTCAACATGCGTCGCTGGTGGCTGGTGTGCGACTTCTGCCAGCCGTCCTACGAACTGCTTGTCGATGAGGCAGTCGCCCGCGGCAGGATCAAGGCGCCTGGCTACAGCGACCCGGCACGGCGTCGGGCCTATACCCGCGCCATCTGGATCGGGCCGGCCAAAGGCGCAATCGACGAGCTGAAGGAAGCCAAGGCGGCCCGCGAGCGGATCGACATCGGCGTCAGCAACGAAACCATCGAAGCGGCGGCCATGACCGGTGAGAACTGGCAGCAGATCTACCGTCAGCGCAAGCGCGAGATGGATCAGCGCAAGGCTGACGGCATGGTGCCGCAGGCAAACGGTGGCGCGCCGATGCCACTACCCGAAGAGGAAATCCCATGATCAAGGCTTTCGAGCTGGCGGCCGAGCGCCCCTGGCTGATCACTGAGTCGGCGCTTGATCAGCTGATGGCCATCGCTGACCGCATGGGCGACCCCGAGGCGCTGGAAACGCGCCTTGGCCGCCCGCTGGACAACAGCCAGTCTGCAGTCGTGCGTGATGGCGTCGCGATCATCCCGGTCACCGGCCCGATCTTCCGATACGCCAACATGTTCACCCGCATCAGCGGGGCGACCAGCACTCAGGTGCTGGCCACCGACATTCAGGCGGCGCTCGATAACCCGCAGGTCCGAGGCATCGTGCTAAACGTCGACTCGCCTGGCGGGGAGGCCAACGGCATCAACGAGCTGTCCGACCTGATCTACGCGGCGCGCAGCAAAAAGCCGATCAAGGCTTATGTCGGCGGCATGGCTGCCAGCGGCGGCTACTGGATCGCCAGCGCGGCCAGCGAAGTGATCATCGATGACACCGGCATGGCTGGCAGCATCGGCGCCGTGGTCGAGATCAAGCTGGGCGACGACAAGGAAAGCGGCAAGCGCTACCAGATCGTCAGCCGAAACGCACCGAACAAGCGGCCTGACCTGTCCACCGAGGGTGGGCGCGCCAAGATCGCCGAAACAATCGACGCCCTAGGAGATGTGTTCGCCGCTAAGGTGGCGCGCAACCTAGGCGTTGATCCTGAAGACGTGCCGGCCATGGGCGACCATGGCGGCATCAAGATGGGCGCCGCCGCCGTCGAGGCGGGTCTGGCCCACCGATTGGGCTCGCTTGAGTCCGTGATCGCTGACCTGGCCCGCCCGGCAGCAAACCAACAGAGGAAACCCTCCATGCAGGTTAAAACCACTGCGGAGCTGCGTGCTGCCATCGAGGCCGGCGCCGACCCGCTTACCATCGAGATCGCCGAGCCGGTCATGTCCGAACCTGTCGACGTCGACGCCATCAAGGCCGAAGCGTCTCAGGCCGCAGTGACCGCCGAGCGTGAGCGCATCAAGGGCATCAACGCCCTGGCTGCAGTCGGCTTCGAAGAGGAAGTTTCGGCTGCCATCGATACCGGCCTGAGCGTCGAGGCCACTGCGCTGAGCCTGTACAAGGCATCGCAGGACCGTGGCGTAACGCTGGGCGCGATCAAGAGCGACGCCAAGTCCGCAGCCGCTGCCAGTCCCAAGGACGGCACCGACAAACCCACCATCTCCGCAAAATCCATCTGGGCACAACGCCAAGGCCGAGGAGCGTAAGAAATGAGCTACGAAAAAGTAACCATGGGCGCCCGCGTCGGCGAATTCCTGCTGAGCGAGGCCAATGGCGAGCGCTCCCGCGAAGAAGTCACCCTGGCTGCCACTGATGTCGCGCTGTCGGCCGGCACCGTACTGGGCAAGGTCACTGCGACTGGCCACTACGCGCCTTACAACGCTGCTGGCGCCGACGGTACCGAGACTGCCGCTGCGATCCTTTACGGCAACAAGCCGGTGTCCACCGAAGTGCAGCCAGCCGCTGTCGTCGTGCGTGATGCCGAAGTTGTCGGTGAACTGCTGGTCGGCTCAGACGCCGCCGCCGAAGTCGAACTGCTCGCTCAGGGCATCGTCGTCCGCTAACCCAACCCCTGCTTCCCGAAGCCGCCCTAGAGGCGGTTTTTTCGTTTCTGGAGAACGAACATGCCCGATTTGAACGTATTCGAAGGCGATGCCTTTTCGACCATCAGCCTGACCAAGGCCATCAACACCGCGCCGGACGGCCAGAAGGTTCCGACCCTGATCGATTCCCTCTTCGAAGAGGAAGGCATCAGCACCACGGCTGTGTTCATCGAACGCGACAACGACAGCCTGTCCCTGGTCCCGGCCAAGGATCGCGGCGCGCCGGCTGACGTGACCGTCGGCAGCAAGCGCGACAAAATTCCGTTCCAGACTTTCCACCTGCCGACCCGCGGCAAGATCCTGGCCGACGAAGTGCAGAACATCCGTGCTTTCGGCTCGGAAACCGAGATGGAAAGCGTCGAAGCCATGGTGCAGAAGCATCTGATGAAGATGCGCAACCGCATCGACGCCACTATCCGCTTCCAGCGCGCTGGCGCCATCACCGGCAAGATCTACGACGCCGACGGCACCAAGGTGCTGCTGGACCTGCATGACCGCTTCGGCATCACGCAGAAGACCCAGGCGATGGCCCTCGGCACTGACACCACCAAGGTGCTGCAGAAGGTCACCGACGCCAAGCGCAAGTCCGAGGACAACATCGGCGACAGCGGCGTGATCACTGGCTGGATGGCCATCTGCGGTCGTGGCTTCTTCGATGCCTTCACCAACCACCCGGTTGTTGAAAAGGCGTTCGATCGCTTCAACGACGGCCAATTTCTGCGCGACGACAAGCGCATGTCCGGCTTCAGCTTCGGCGGCGTGATGTGGCAGGAGTTCTACGGCAAGGTCGGCAACATCGAGTTCGTCGGCACTGACGAGGCCTACCTGGTTCCGCTGGGCGTCGACGGCCTGTTCGTCACCAACTTCGCCCCGGCTGACTACATGGAAACCGTCAACACCAACGGCCTGCCGTACTACGCCAGCCAGGAACTGCTGCCGCACAACAAGGGCGTTGACCTGGAAGCGCAGTCCAACCCGCTCAGCCTGTGCACCCGTCCGGGCGCAATCATCAAGCTGACCAAGTGATGTTTGGCGCCGACATTGACAGCGCTGTCATGGCGGCGCTGAACGATGGCTGCGGTGACTACTTCGACGCCGCGGGGCAACTCGCGGCGCGGGGTATTCCGCTGATCGTGGATCACAACCTGGTGCAGAACGGCCCTGATGGGCTGTTTGTCAGCGACATGACCGGCATCACCTTCAGCAAGGCAGACCTGTGCAAGGTAAGCCGGGGCGGCGTGTTCGTCTTCGGCAAGCGGCGCTATCTGGTCGAAGAGCCGGTTTCTGACGACGGCCAGATGTGCACGATGGCCTGCATGGAGTCCCGATGAACATTCTCACCGAAGCGCGCCTGGCTCTTGTGGCCAGGTTGCAGACGATCACGGTTGCCAATGGCTACCGGACGAATGCGGGGCAGAACGTGAAGACGGGCTGGTTCAGCGAGATTCTAGAGTCGGACGACGTCGGATTTCCGCTGATCTGCTTGCAGAAGGCGAAGGGCGGCGATCCGGTCGAGGGGCCTGGCGTTATCCAGCTTGCGCCAGGTTTCTACGTCATTGGCGCAGTCGATGCCGGCCTGGACGACTACGACGACGCGCTGGAAGACATCGAGCTTGACCTTATCCGTTGCCTGATCACAGGCAAGGGCCGTCCGGTCGAGTGGATGCCGCGCGGTACGACCAGCGTGTCGCTATCGACATCTGAGCATTTCCCGCCAGGCAACGGTGAAAGGGCGTCGAGCGTGATGCTCCCGATCCAGCTGGCACTGAACATCCGGCCATAGCGCCAAACCCAAACATCAAGCCCGCCATCGAGCGGGTTTTTTTTCACCCGGAGAAAACTCGCATGGCCAACTATGCATATATGGGCAAGGGCATCGTAAAGCTCGCCCCCGAAGGCGGCGGCACCGCGCGCGACGTGGGCAACGTGTCCGCGCTCAGCTTCAACGTCAACGAAAACATCATCAAGCTGCCGAACTACCGCACCGCTGGCGGCGGCACCTATGCTCAGGTGAACCGCATCGAGTCGGTCGAGTTCACGGCCACGCTGCACGACCTGAGCCCGGAGAACCTGGCGATGGTTCTGTTCGGCACGGTGACCGAGGATGCCGTTAACAACAAGGCCACTATCGAAGCACTGACCACTGGCGCGCAGACCTTCCTGATGACCTTCGAAGGCGTGAACGAGGCGGCCACCGGCAAGACTGTGACCGTGACCGTGCATCGCGCCAAGATCGGTGCCGCTCAAGGCCTCGGCTTCATCGGTGACGAATTCGGCGCGCTGGAGATCACCGGCGAGGTTCTGATTGACACCAGCATCGTGACTGCTGGCCTGTCGCAGTTCTTCAAGGTCGAGATGGACACCATCGCCTAAGCGCCCGAGTCCAAGCCCATCGGATCGGTGGGTTTTGGCGCGTGCGCCGTGGTAGATTTCCCTCATCAATGGGAGGGAACCTGATGCAGTGCCCGAAATGCGGCTACGAGCCAACAATGAGCGAGATGCTGGGCAGCCCGGATGATTGCGTGAAGTGCGGCGCTAACTTTGCGACCTATAAAGCGCCAACTGTCGCCGAGAAGCTGGCGAAAGGCATGAAGGGCGCCCGAGCAGCTGTTGCAGAGGGTAGGGCGGCGCGCAATGGCAGCCTTTACTGTCCAGCGTGCGGAACGACAAGCGAAGGGCAAACGCATACGCGCGGCTCAATACTCATCGAGATCATCCTGTGGCTGTGCTTCCTGGTGCCCGGCATCATCTACAGCATCTGGCGCCTGACCACCCGTCAAAAGGTATGTCCGGCCTGCAAGAATCCAGGCGTGATTCCGACCAATTCGCCCAGAGCGAGGCGAGAACTCGGTATCGACTAAGCCGCCACCCAACACACGAAACCCGCTTCGGCGGGTTTTTTATTGCCCGGAGTTTTGCATGAGCGATCTGAAAATCCTGTTTCCCGAGCCAGTCACCGTCGAGGTGATGGGGCGCGACGTGCAGATCCTGCCGGTGAAACTGCGCCACTTCGAGCGCTACGGCAAATCGGCCGGCGCCCTGGTCGAGCTGTTCAGCCAGGCCAGTGTTCAGCAGATCAACCGCTACGCAGCCACGCATAGCCGCGAGCTGCGCCAGGTGCTGCTGGCCACGACCAGCCTCAAGCGCTGGCAGTTGTGGTTCCTGCCCGCGACTGTTTCCGTGCAGCTGCTCGTCGAAGTAGTGCGGGTGAACTCGAGTTTTTTCGGCGACGCCCTGCCGGCAATGGTCAGGGCGCTGAATGGAGCGCCGTCGTCCAACGGCTGATCGCGGCAGGCCACGCGCTGGGCGATGTGCAGGACTACAGCCTGCCGCAGATCGAGGCATTCCTCGCAGCCGTTGATGCCGAGGACCGTGCCGCCAACCGGGTGGCGCTCATTGCTTCTAGGGCGGCCAACATCAAGCCGGACGATTTCAAGCGACTGCTCAAGGAGTTCACCTGATGGCACAGGCGAAGACCAGCGTCATCATTGATGGCAAAAACAACACCAAGCAGGCGTTCGACGAGGTTAATAACCAGATCGAGTCGATGAATAAAAAGCTCTCGGCGGCCGGCAAAGCGCTCAAGGGTGTGTTCACCGTCTCTGCAATAGCCGGCGCAATCCGCGGTATCGCCAATGCGGCCGACAGCTACAACCTGATGAACGCTCGCCTGAAGCTGGCGACCGAATCGCAGGAAGAGTTCAACACCGCGCAGTCCGAGCTGCGCCGCATTGCACAGGCAACGCAGGCACCGCTGGAATCGCTGGCCACTCTGTACCAGCGCGTCAGTCGACCGCTGAAGGAAGCCGGCCGCAGCCAGGAAGAAATTCTGCAAGTCACCGAGGCTGTTGCGACATCGTTCCGCGTCTCCGGCGCAAGTGCTCAAGAGGCCGAGAACGGCGTGATCCAGTTCGCCCAGGCGCTCGGCTCTGGTGCGTTGCGCGGCGACGAGTTCAATAGCGTGGCCGAGCAGGCGCCGCGCCTGATGCAGGCGCTAGCCGACTCGCTTGGCGTGCCGGTCGGCGCGCTGAAGGAGATGGCGGCGCAGGGTGAATTGACGGCTGATGTCGTGACCGATGCCTTGGTCGGCCAGCTCGACACATTGCGGCGCGAGGCAGAGTCCCTGCCGCAAACCGTAGGTGGCGCGATGACCGAGCTGACCGATAGCTGGAACAAAGCTATCGGCCAGGCGAATGTGCAGCCACTGGTGGATGCGATCAAGTCGCTGTCTGAGACGCTGAGCGATCCGGTCGTAGTCGATAACCTGGTCAAGCTGGCTTCGGCGCTGGCTACGCTGGCCGGAACGGCTGTGGAGGGAGCTTCAGAGTTCGTTGATCTTGGCAAGCGCATCGCGTTCGTTGCCGCCAATGCGTCCGGCATGGTGACCGAGCTTGACCAGATCGACCAGCAGATAGCCGACCTCGACCGCAGCCTGCAGGGTACCGGCCTCAGCACAACCATTGACGGGTTGCTGTTCTCGCCAGAGGAGCTGCAAGCAAAGAAGGACGCGCTGGTTGCGTTCCGCGCGGCAATCGTTGCCGAGCAAAGCGGTATGAACGCAGAGCTGCAGGCCGCCGCCGACATGGCAGCGAAAGCGGCGGCAGCTACCCGCCAAGAAGAGGTCAAGGCCCAGCGTGACTATGTTGCGGCGCTGAGCAGCACGCGCGATGAGTTGGTCAAGCAGGCAAAGGCCGGCGCCAAGCAATTGGTTTCGGCTGAGAAAAGTGCGCTGTCCGAACTCAAGAAGGTGCGCGATGAAAGGTTGAAGATCGAGGAGCGCTACCGCGAGGCGCTAGCAGGCCTGAATGGTCCTGGCGAGGCCTCCTACGGGGCTGCGCAATCGCTCAAGGTAGGCGCCCGCGAAGCGCTGCGCGCTGGCGATATCGAAGGCGCCAAGGCGCAGGCACAGGCCGCGCTCAAAATGCTGCAGGACCTGGCCGCAGCAGGGGAGAACACCTACGGCTTCGCCGGCTTCATCGGCGAGCTGCAGGATATTGAGCTGGCCGCAAACGACATCGAGAAGAGCAACGCCGAGGCAAAGATTCAGTCAATCCGCGACGAGATGGCCGCGCTAAAGGAGCAGGCTGACAAGCTCAAGGATGCACCGATCAGCTTCAAGATGGACGAGGAAAGCCTAAACGGCGTGAAGAGCCAGATTCAGCAACTGGCCGAACAGCTCGGGCAGCAATTGGTGATTCCGGTCAAGGTTGCTGCCAACGACTTCACCCAGCCCTACACCCTGCAAGATCCCGGCCCCGCGCCGAGCGGCTTCGCCACGGGCGGCTACATCAGCGGGCCTGGCACCGGTACCAGCGACAGCATTCCAGCGCTTCTCTCGAATGGCGAGTACGTCATTCGCGCGGCAGCGGTGAAGAAGCTCGGCAAGGGCTATTTGGACTGGATCAACCGGGGCCTGCACGTCCCGCGGTTTGCGGACGGCGGCCTGGTCGGCGCTGTGTCATCGATGCAGCCGCAGCAGGGGCGTGACCTCGGCCGGGTGGACCTCAACGTTGGCGGCGAGTCGTTCTCGTTCCTCGCCGAGCGCGACCAGTTCGACCGGGTACTGAGCCGCACAAGGGCCAAATTCGGCCGCACTCACGGATAACGGAGCCACCATGGCACAACCCACCATCATGCTCGGCGGCGTGCCGATCGTGCTGCACGCCGGTGCGCCGGAGGAAAGCATCGGCGCCATCGGCGGCTCTACCGTGCTGCGCATGAGCGACGGCGCCGGCGTGAAACAGCAGCATTGGCAGCGCTCGGCCGGCAGCATTTCCGGCTCCGGCTGGATGCCGCCAGGCCTCGCCGGGCTGGACTACTCGCAGCCGCTTGAGCTGCGCAGCACCAAGGTGCTGAGCCACGTTGGCGCCGGCGCGACCTTCACGCTGCTCGGAACGCCACGGCCAGATGTCGCGCCATGGGCGCATGCGCTGGTCGGCGATCAGTGGGTGCGCGCCGCCTGCACCTACGCCGACGGCGTGGTCACCGTCACCCCTGTGGCCGGCGCCACCCTGTACCAGGCCTGCTACATGCCGGTGTTCTCGGTGTTCGCCGAGCCGCCGAGCGAATCGCAGAGCGCCGGCACCGCCACGCACAGCTGGTCGATCAACTGGGAAGAAACCTAAATGCTCAACGCCGCACCGCTCAACAGCGCGCCGCTCAACAGTGCCGGCAGCTCTACGCAGGAGCCTGTCTATGTGGTGCGCGGCCAGGCCTATACCTGGCGCCTGCGATTGGTGGTCGGCGGTGTGGATGTCACGGCCCAGCTCACCGGCACCGTCGAGGTGGACCGGGAAGAGGGCGCCGCGGCGGTCGGTTCGTTCGATCTCCACCTGGCGCAGGGGCCCGTGGTGCCGAGCGATTGGGTCGGCCGCAGCGTGGCGCTCGACTACCTGAGCACAGCGGCCGGCGAGACAGTCGAGGCCCGGCGCCTGACCGGCCGCATCAGCAGCACGACCTGGAACCCCATTCGCCGCATCCTCAGCTGCGAGTGCTCCGACCAGCTGCAACAGCGCGTCGAGGGCATGGCCATTGCCGACCTCGATGCCCTGATCGGCGGCTACTGGTCGGCCGATGTGTTCGAGCCGATCGAAGGGCGCAGCCATTGGGATTACGCGCTCGAGCGCCTGGAAACGCTCCCGGCCAGCCTCGACTGCTCGGTGACGGGCGAACTGCGCGTCACCTCGTGGTTCGCGACCGACGCTGCGTTCTCGTTCGGCCCTGGCACCACGCTCTACGAATCGGTGAGCGTGGACCTCGCGCCGCTCGGCAACATCACCAACCGCGTCGAGATCGAATTTGCCTACCGCTACCCGCGGCTCTGGCAGCTCAACGAGGAGTACAGCTGGACGCACCCAGAAACCACCGGGCTCGGTGGCATACAGGGGTTCTGCGCCTGGCGGACATGGTCCACCGAGCTGCCGACCACCGACATGATCGAGAGCGCCATCGAAGGCTCCGGGCGCACCCTGGTTGGCACCGTGACGGGCACCAAATTGCCGCTGTCCATGGCCAACCCCTGCGGCGACGGCAATGCCTGGGTCAACACGTTCGACAACCTCTGGCTGATCGCCAGCGTCTCCGGCGCCACGCGCTGGGCGCAAACGGTCACCGAGAACTACAAACTCACCCTGGCCACGCCGGAGGGCGAGGTGGCCGCTACGCAGATCATCCAGCGTGCGGCCTACACCCTCAGCATCGAGGACGACCGCGCGGACGACTGGTCGCGTGACCCGATCACCGACGGGGAGACGGGCAGCCAGGATCTGACCGCGCCGGCCCGGCGCGACGCCGCCCTCGAGGTGGCGCTGCGCAGCGCTCAAACGGAAATCATCGCTGCACACCGGCAAACGACCCTCAGCTGGCAGGTGCCTACCAGCCTCGCGCTGGGTATCGACCTCGTGCATACGCTCGAGCTGAACGACCAGGGCGCCCGCGGCACCGGCAAATGCCGGCGCATCGTCGACTCATTCGACCTCGGCGCGGGGCTGGCGACCACCACGCTGAGCATCGCCGTCATGCGCGGCAGCGGCACGAGCGATGCGCTCGGCCTGCCAGCGGCGCCGGACACCAGCCTGCCGCCGTTCGAGGCGATCCCCGAGTTCCAGGCGCTGCCCACCCAGCTCGGTGGGCGGCTGAACGACCCGTACACCGGCCAGCCGATTCCGCCGTATGACGACGAGATCGACGGGTTTTCCGGCAACTACGACGCCACCGATGACCTGACCGCCGAGACGTTCCCGCGGCGGTTCAGCATCCGCACCCGCGAGATCGGCGAGCAGTACCGCGACGAGCGCACGGCCGAGGCCGCCGCGCTGTACCGCGTGGGCATCCCGAACGACAAACTGGAGCTGTGACATGGCATTGGGTGATGAACGCCGCGCCTCTGGCCGGCAGATGGAGCAATCTCGTCGCGCCGCCGGGCAGGCGATGGAGGACGCACGCAGAGCGGGTGGCCGGCAGATGGAGGCGTCGCGCCGTGGCGAGGCCATGGTCGATGACATCAACAGCATCGTCCGCCCGCGCCGCCAGGCCACGCCGCTGCGCCGCGTCGATCCGGTCGGCCCGCTGCCTGCCACGCGCGGTACCGGTGTATACCAGGCGCCGGCCAGCGGTACGGGCGGCGGCATTGCCAGCCCCGTGACCGAGCCCAGCGCGGCCACGCGCACCTACTGGCCCGGTGGCTGGCCGAGCAACGACGGCCTATTGGTGCTGCCTGCCATTCGCCAGGTGCAGATGCAGGACGCCAACGGCGCCGAGGTGATATTCGACTACGCGGACCCGAGCGCATGACGCAGATCACCTGGGGCAACCCGTACCGCGGGCTGTGCCGAAACAGCAGCATTGCCCTGCCCAACGGCGCGAGCCGTGCCTGCCCGCAACCGTGGGGCGAGACGACCGACGACTACGGGCAGACGCTATTGCAGCGCGGGCCCGGCGCCTATGTGGTGCGCAGCCCCGAGGAGGCCGCGCGCGACGCCGAGCTGGGCTACACCTGGCGCACCGACGCGCTGCTCGCCGGCTCGGATTTCGAGCTGTACGGCCAGGTGCTCGGCGGCTACATCTACTGCGCGCCGGACGGCAGCCGCTGGCACATCGCGGCCATGTGGCCGACCGTGCAGGCGCAGCAGCCGCTCACCCTGAACATCACCGCCACCCGTTTCGGCGAGTTCGATGGCGCCGCGCCTGTGGTCCAGAGCCTGGTTGCCACGCTCGCTGACCTCGGCCAGGCCGAGCCCGACCCGGCCAAACCGGTGAGCGGTACGGTGAGCATCGCCGTGTGCGACCTGCAACCGGACGGCAGCCGGGCGCTGCTCATGCTCTACCTGCCGTTTGCCGTGCTCCAGCAGTGGGGCTACAGCAACGCCAACATCGGCAAACGCCCGCTGGGCTGGCTCGAACTCACCCTCAGCGGCGGGGCGGCCGGCCTCAGTGCCAGCCTCGTCGTGGTGCGTACCCGCGCGCAGGCGCTCGGCATGGCCGTCATCCGCGAATCGAACTGGAGCGGCAGCGGCCAGCTGACCCTGGCCGGCCTCAGCTCGAGCAGCGTGGACATGGGCGACTACACCGAGGTCACCTACACCTACCAGCCCGGGCTGGGTGAGACGTTCGGCTACGACCACTTGGCCGCCGACAACGAAATCAGCCTCAGCAGCCGCATCCTGGCGCTGTGGTATGCCGGCGCCGGGTTCGAGGAACTGACCCTCGACTACAGCTGGACCGAGACCGGCGGCAATGCCGTCCCGCAGGAGTCCACCAGCGGCCAGCGCGTCGAGCACCACCCGAAATCCGGCGGCGCCGTCACTGTGGTTGAGGACAGCCTCGAGCACAGCGTCAGCCGCAGCGGTCAGCTGGACGGCACCCTTGCCATCACGCTGCGCCGCGGTGCCGAGGTGGTTGCGCAGATCACCGGAGCCGCCAGCAACGTCATGGCGCTGAGCCGTGTGCTCGCCTCGCCATCCGGCGCCTCGCAGAGTTGGACAGAGACCGGCAGCGGCACGCTGGACAGCGCCGCCGGATCGATCGCGGAGGTGAAGAATTTCGACGCCAACACCCCGTTTTTCACCTATGTCAGCACCTCGCGTCTGGCCCCGCAGCTGCCGGAGCCAACCACCAACCTGCCGCGCCTCCAGGCGCTGGCCGGCGGATTCGGCGCGGAGCTGTACATGACCGACTGGCAGCGCACCAACGTCGCGCCGCGGCGCTACAGCAACAACCTGCTCGGCCTGCTCGTCGAGAGCGGCCCCTACGATTTCGACGCGGCCGTGTACCACTACACCCGCCGCACCACGGTCGCCGCCTACCCGGGCGGTAGCGATGCCGGCGGCCTGGCGGCCAATGCGGGCACGGCCTACTACGGCAGCTACAACCCGGCCACTGGCGCCGTGATACGCGATCAAACCGAACCCGTCTGCTGGATCTGACCGAGGACAACCATGGATTTCGTGAACAACTGGAGCCGGCCGATCACGCTGGCGGCCGGGGCGACCTCGCTCGCCCTCGATCTGCCGGACGGCAGCTACCGCCTGACCCTGG